GGCAAAGCTGGGTCTCGCGGTTGCAAACCAGATCGGCAAGGCGGATGCGGCTGTCGGCAGCGCCTTCCCAGGGGAAAACATTTTTGCCGTAGTTGCTGGCCCACTTGCGACCGTCCGAGGACTGGCCGTCCCAGAGCGACATACGGGTATCGTAGTTCCGGCTGCGCACGGCGGAGAACCAACTGCCATCGGTGGCGGCTTCGATGAGCTGGCCGACCCAATACTTCGTGTCGCGGTCTGGCTCGTCGTCGTAGGACTTCATGCGATGAAAGAGTTGCCAGAGGCCGCTTTTAATGCGGTTACGGCCAGCGCGTATGAAATGACCAGGGAAACACACCCCGCCGCAATGCGTGAACTGGCAAAAGGATTTGTCATGCTGCTTTGAGGCCCGGCATGAGGAGCATGGTCTTGCCTGTGCCGCCGCACTTGACGGTGCATTGCGGGAAGTTGCGTTTGAACCATGCGATGAAATCTGGGTCGTTCCAGCAACCAGGAAATATCTTGTTCCAGTAGTGGAAGATTTGAGAGTCGATAGAGAGAGTCAAAGCGCCTACGCCTTCGATAGAGCGCAGATCGTGCTTGGCGTGGTCGGCGGCGATGAGGTGCTGGCGGGCGTCGGCCTGCACAGCCTTGGAGTTCCACTGGGCGAGGAGCTCGTTCTTTACGCCGTCGGCTACTTCGCCGGGGATGTCGCTTAACGCTTCTTTGAGTATATCCATTATTGAAAAGGGGAGCCCCGGTTGCCGGTGGCCTGTCCCGAGACGAGGGGCCACCGGCAAGGGCTGGGGGGCGGGTGTTACGCGGTAGCCGCGAATTTTCCGAGAACCTGCGGGTTGCTCACAGCAACGCCGAAGATGGCGTCGCAGAAGCCACGGCGGCCACCGCCACGGTCTTCCAACTCCTCCATGCGAGGCTTGCGATTGAAGCCGATGGAAACGAGGTCCATATCGAGCACATATCCGCGAGCGGCCGAGACGGCTGCTGCCGCGCCATGGGCGAGGTAGGTGGACACATGAAGGCTCAAAATTCCGAAGTCACCTTCATAAATATCAATCGTGTTCACGATTTTTTTGTCTTCAGCATTGCTGCCGAAGGTGCGCACGGTGGACATGACATTTGTCGATGCCGATTGCGTGCGGATGAAGTTTGTGAACGCACGCTTGAGGGCGACGCCGCAAACGAGGTCGTAGTTCCGGCGAGCGCGGCGCACGCCGTAGATGGACTGAAGCACATCGATGACATTGTTCTCGGTGAGAGAAGTGGTGGCAGTCGTGTTGATCGAGGCGGCTGGGGTGCGGAAGGCGGCATCCACTGCTGTGGCTGTGTCGGATTGCGCTGTCGAGCTGATCCATGAGCCAACGCCACGGGTCTTGTAGGGAGCTGCGCCGGACTGCACTTGGCTGTCGTTGTCGCTACCCATGATGGCCTCGATGTCGATCTTCAGCTCAACGAGGGCTTTGGCAGCGGACTTGTTGAAAGCCTGCTTGCGGCCAACGCCTGCGAGGTCGGCGACATTCTCAACAAGGTCGTCCACTTGGAACGAACGGCGAACCTTTTGGATACGGCCGCTGAGGAGGACGCGGTTGGCGTGCTGGTCGTCAAAGCTGGAGACATCATCGTTAGCGAGAACGCCTGCGGTTTGCGGGTCGTTGTAGCGGTCGGCGGGCCACTGAAAAAGAACATTTTGAGGCTCTTTTGCCTTCTTGCACATTGAGAACAGGGGGGTGTCGCCGGGTTCGATGAGGACCATTGCGTCGGAAAGATCCTCGCGTTGGCCTTTGACTGTAGTGATGGGGGTTGCTGCCATAATAGTAGTTTGGGGGGATTAGGTTTTGGGGTTGGTTAGTTAAAAAGTGATGCGACGAAATTTTCGGCGGCGTCACGGTTTCCAGACTTTTTCAACGCTTCGAGCGGGTCGGCTTGGGATTTGGTCTTAGGTGCGGCTGAGGGACTGACAACCTTCGGGGCTACGGCTGGCTTTGCGGCTGCCGGTGCGGCAGGCTTGGCCTTGGCTGTGGCGGCTTTCTTTTGGATGGCCTCGGCTTGCTGGAAGCGGAGGGCTTGTCCACGAATGGCGTCACCAATGATCAGCTCCAGATTCGGTAGCTTGGCGATGCCGGGATACGCTTGCAGCGTAGCCATCATCATTTGCCTGGCCTGGGATTCTTCTTGGAACAACTCGGGGTAAACCTGCCGGGCTTCGTGCTGGAAACTCTCGCGCTGGGCGAGGTAGTTCCGGCGGGCTGGCTCGGCCTTGAGAATCTGGCGGGCGACTCGCAAGCGTTCTTGAAGCTCTTGCTTCGTGAACTTGCGGGTGCTGCCGTCTCCCATAGGCACTTCCACTTCGCCGCCTTCGTAGTCGGCCTTTGCAATGAGATCGGGCACATTGTCGAGCACGGTATTGGCTGCGGCGAGTCGGCTTTCGAGGGCTTCGGGCGTGGTGACATCCGCCAATGGGTCGGCGGCATCTTGCAATACAATCGGCTGGGCGCGGGTGAGCGCATCCTTGGCGGCGGCGAGTTCGGCTTGCAGCGTGTTGGCTTGCTCCTCGGCGCTTTTGGCGCGGGCGGTGAGCTTGTCCACTCGCTTGGCGAGCTTCTTCACGGCGGGGGCTTCGGCAGACTCAGGGTCTTCCTCGGCGGTCTCGTCGGCGTCTTCCTCGGTGGCGTCTTCGGGTTGTTCAGTCGAATCGGACGGATCAGACGAGTCCTCGGTGGACTCGGCGGGATCGGCGTCTTCGGGCTGATCTTCTGGGGTGTTGTCAGTAGGGGTCTCATCCGCGACTGCTTCCTGGTCGGCCTCGGGGGCCGCCGGAGTCTCATCTACGGTCGGGAGTTTGACTCCCAGCGCGTCGATGACTTCGCCGATGCTGAATGCTGTTTCTGTCTGTTCCATGGTTTGTGTTGCGTCCAAGTCGCGGTGTCAGAACTAAGGTGGTTGCCAGCACGCACGGGTTCCACGCGCAGGCGGCGAGTAGTTCAGCACTCGCGGTAAATCGGAATCTGCCCGCCAAATTTGCAGAGCGGAAGAGGCTGCGGGCGCAATGGGTGCTAACGGGACTAAATGGGCGCTAACGGGCGCTAAAAAGATTTGACCACAGAGAGCACGGAGGACACGGAGGAGGAGGGGAAAAACCATTTTGTCGGCGTCAACAAAATGGTCGGGATCATATCGGCGACTCCACCGAATTGCTCAGAGCAGCGGGATTTTTTCGGCGCTATACCACATGGTTTCGTCCTCCCAATAAAGTTCGTTTTTCTCCATGCGGTTTGTTCCCCTCGCGTCTGGAAATTCTTTTCGAATGTAGGCGATCATCGCTTTTTTGGTTTTAAAGGCTGCATCTGGCAGGCCGCGATCGTTGCCTCTGAAGGCGCTTGAGAGAATGTAGATTTCCATAGTAATTATTTCTTCGACTCGAATGCCTCGGCGCGGGTGCGCTCGATCTCTTCGCGCAAGGTGCGAAGGGCTTCCAAGCCGCCTGCGCTGTGGGCGAGCAGGCCGGGGTTCTGTGCGGTTTGCGGCATGCAGGTGATCTCGGCAGCGTCTTCGATGGCGTCGGTTATTTTTGCGATGACGCTGCGGAACCAAAGTTCCTCGGGCGGCACGCACCATGCGGCTTGTAGGTCTTCGGCACTCATCAAAAGGGAATGTCGGGAGACTCGGAGAGCGGCACGGCGACTGGCTCTGCGGCGGGCGCGGCTTCGATTGTCGCTTCGGTTTTCTTTGGCTCGAAGTAGAGCTTGAAATACTTCTCACCGCTGTCGCGGTTCTCGTTGACATAGCTACTGATCCAGTAGGCAACGCCCTCGATGGTGCAGGAGCCTTTATGCGAAGGCTGCGTTGGCTTTTCCTTTTTCTTGTTGCGGGAAAGGCTGCCGTGGTTGTCGGTGCGCTTGGTGCTCATGCGAGTTTTTCGAGATCAGCGGCGCGATACCAGGCGCGGCAGCCGCGTTTGCAGATCGGGCGGAGAATGCCCGAGTCGATGAGTTTGGTGATTTGCTTTGCGGTAACGCCCAGGCGGGCCATGACATCGCGGCGGCGGAGAAGTTTCATGCGAATTTTATTATAGGGTGAGGGTGTCAATAGCAGCCTCCTCCTCGGGTGCGGAGGGATTCCGGATCCACATATTCGACATCCCTGGCGAGAACGATGTAGCGGAGAACATCGATCCAGTCTTTGGTTGCGCCGTGCTTGCCGTCTTTGCCGGTCCAAGTTTTAAGGGAATAGATGAGGTTTTTGCACCGCTCGCTGATGTAGAGTTTCGGGGAGTTATCAGACCCAAGCGGCCGCTCCTCGTCAAAGGCGAGCCAATCGTTAATGATGCCGACGCCTTCGGTGATGGCTTTGCCGGAGGTGGCCTTGAAGTCTAAGCCCATACGGTCGTCGCATTGTTCGATGAGGGTGCGAACGCCTTCTTCCGTCATGGTGGGCGTATTGCCGTAGCGAGAATCCATCCAGCGTTCTTCGACCTTGGCGATTTCATCGGCTTTCTCAGCAGCTTCGATGACGGCTTTGTATTCTTTGAATCCAAACCAGCAGCAGGCTTTTTGTGCGGGACCAGGGCGGCCGTCTTCGAGCTTGCCATCGGCCTCAGCCCACGGGCCGGGGTAGCCGACGCCTTCGATGTATTCCAGTTGGTTTGGCCATTCGCGGTAAATCCAGCAACGGTTGTCTGGAGTAAATCGAATCCACAACATGGCCCACGCTTTGCCTTCGCCGGGATCGACAAAATGGAAGACGGTTCCTTCCTTGGGAATTTTGTCGTGCGGGACGACATGCACATTCTCGCGGAATTTTGGAAACATCGACATCCTCGCCTTGGTCGGCACGCCGTAGGCACGCATCAAGATTCGCTCGCGGTTGCTGCCGCGCAGCTCCGTCTCCATGGCCTCGGGGTTGCCGTAGGGGTTGTCAGAGGTGTGGAAATAAACGACGCGGGCTTTTTCCCTGGCGCATTGCTGGATGCGCGGCACTTGCTCCAAGCCGATCAAGTTGCCATCGCGGTAGCGCGGCAGGAGCGGGGCGTCGCATTCTTCCAATGTCTTTGCGCCGTCGAGGTATTCTTTGACCGTGGTAGTGTAGCCTTCCACCGGCGTGAAGCCGATGCCGAGTTCACCATCTCGCGTGAGCAAACGAAAACGCAGAGCTTCGAGCCAATCCGGCGTCACCAATTCATCCGCCCATACGAAATTCAACTCGGCACCTTCAATCGAGGAAACATCCATCGAATAGAACTTGAACCAGCACTGAGAGCCATTCGGCAACACGAAGCTGTTCTCGGTGAAGCCGCCCTTCTGAGAGTAGGTGATATTCGCCACCGCGCCCTTCTTGAGCTTGCCGCTGGCGGAGGGTTTCCATTCTTTCGGCAGATACTCCCACAAATAGGGCTGTTGGTTTTGGATGGATGCCGCTTCGGTGGATTGCAGGCACCACACCTTCGCGCCCGGCGTGTTCACCAAATGCTGCATCGCCTTCCGTGCAAAGTAACGCGACTTGCCCGAGCGGTTGCCGCCGAGGATAAGCAGCTCCGTGACGCCCTTCGGGAATCTCTCGCGCAACGACGCATAAGCCGCATCCGCCCGCTCCCAGGCGGGATTCAGCCAGCCATAGCGCCAAGGGTCTTCGACCATACGGGCGATCTGCTCCTCCCGTTCGCGGTGGATGGCCAGCAACTGCGCCTCGGTGGCGGCGACTTTCTGGCCTTGATACCGAACAACAAACCGCCCATCGGCCAACCGGCCTTCAACTTCGATAAGCGGGATAACAGGGTTTTGCGTTTGGGGAATCATGATTTAACCACGGAGGACACGGAGGGCACGGAGGAGGGGGATTCTTTGAGCGCCACCGCTTCATCGAGCATTTCGCTCATCGACATATATTTTTCGTGGTTCCAAAATTTCAGAACCTCGCGCCCACTGGGGTCGGCTTTGTCCACAATAACATCGCCGTGATATTTGGTGAGTGAGCCGGTTGCGTTTAATCGGACAGGCAGTTTAAAAATGGTCATAGTTTGGCGGGTTTTAATTCCTTTTCATAGAAGCTCAACCAGGCGACGGCCTTCCCAGCATCGCCAACATCATCGACCGTGACGCAGAGGTCGGAGATAACTCCGGCATCTTGCAGGAGGTTCAGCGCATAGGTGGCGTCGATCCGGCGGAAAGCGATGTAGTCGCGCAGGGAGTTCATTTAGATTTCTTCCAGCGCTTTAACGCAGCGGCAATTTTTATGGCAGCGTCAGGAGATTCGTGGTCATGCCATCCAAGGCAATGCGCAGCGACGCTGGCCAACTCGTCGGCAACAGCCCGAGCCTCGTCGCGTTCACTCTCAAGGTTTTTGTAATCTTCTAATGAAACGCATTTTAATCCATCAGCGAGTTCTATTATTTGTGGCGTGAAGCTCATTTCGCGTCCTCCAATATATTTGCATATTTGTTTTGCCAGTTATTTATTCGGTCTGTGCCGTCAATTTCATCCATTGCCAACCACGCTTCGCGCAACGCCTCTCGCGCCTCGTCTCGCTCGGCTATTGCCTTGGTTTTTTCGCCGAAAAATTGGGCAGCATTCATGGATTCAGTTCCCCAATGCACCCGTGCCTTGTCGCGCTCGCGGAGAATTCGCTCGTAGTGGTTGATCGTCATGGTTGCCATATCCCCATTGGCACGATCCATCAGGGCCTGGTCGCGCTCTTCGGCGAGTTTATTGATTGCCAGCACATGCTCGGT